CAGCAGTTTCTTGTGAATCGTTAAAAGCAATCATAGCTTTACCAGCGTTAGAACTACCGCTAAACTTATCGTTTACCTTATTCTCTATATTTACTTGCGTAGATTCATCTGGCACTCCGTTATTGAATTGTAAGAATAAACTAGGTGCTAAACCATTCTGTATATTAGATATATGGTATTCTGACACCTCTCCTTCTAGTTCTGCGTATTGTAAGCATCCGTGATAAAAAGCTGGTGCATAGTAATAGAATTTAGGACTATAAGGTTTGATAATATATAACTCATTTAACTGACCTTTATTACCACAACCAAAACTAGGTATAATCTTAGTTTTATCGTTAGGCTTCTTATTACACCAATCTGGATGGTAATGCCAAGACTTAATAACACCTTTAACCGCTTTACTTGCTCTAAGTGTTACCATAGGAAAGTGAGATACCTTTAATATCTCTGTCTTAGACTTATTGTATGTTATCTGTACTGCTGCTTGTGCTAGTGTATAGTAATCAATAGTTATATTCTTTATGTCACTAGGTTTAAGTAGCTTCTTAAACTTAACATAGTCTTTAGGGAACTTATCAGAGTTTAATGATTCTAAACCTCTACCATAAATCATATCAGATATACCACTAACACATCTAGCATTAGTAGCAGAAACCATTGATAAATCTATTAATCTATCAAAGTATTTGTTATCTTCTCCAAAACATATATAATCTTTATTGTAAACTTCTTTTACAGTAGGTATCTCGTAATTAGATAGATTTACAATTCTAAATGCACTTTGCTTTCTTTCTTTATCGGACATAATTAATTTCTTATAATGTATGTATTATCATCAACTTCATTGTATTGGTCATAGTTATTTAGAGATTGCTTATGCTTTACTTTAAAATCAAGTTGACTTGTAACATATATTTTATCTCTATACCATAATTCTCCATTATGTAACATCTCTACATAATAAGTATCTCCTTCTGTTAAGAAATCTAAAGAAACTTCTATGTCTGAATAATATGACTTTTCTACAACTGGAACATTGGATATTGTTCTCTCTTGACCATAACCATCTTTTCTTACGACAATATCAATAGCATCAGTTTCCACAGATTTTCGTGGCATTATACTTAGCGTTTGAATAGTGTCTATTGGTTGTAATATTAACATATTTATATAACTATTTTAGTCTGTATTGTTATAAATAAAAAACCCTACCAATTAAGATAGGGTTAATTAATCTATTATGTCAAATGGTAATTAAGAACCTTCAACTACTGTGAAACCTACAGTAGCAGGGTCGCCATCTAAGAAGTTAGCTGGAACGTTCTCTTGACCTGTGAAAGATAACGTATAACCACTCATATCTCCCATAGCTGCACCTGTAACAATAGAACCACCAGAAACATCAACACCATACTTTAGACCAGCTAAGAAGAAGTTTTCATTGTTATCCTCAATAATAACGTGAGGACTATTATAACAAAGTAACTTAACAGTCTTGTGGTCTTCCTTAGTCAATTTAGGTAATTGTAATTCTAAGGCTTGTTCAAAGAATGTAGTACCATTCTCTCTACTTTTTGTAGGTGTTTCTGTGTATGATGAAGCACCTCTTACGTCAAACTTATAGGCTGATGGTGTTCCGCTAACAGAAGCAATAACGTCTGTATCTGTTGTGTCGTATGTAATATCAGCATCTTTTAAGTCATCGTGATTGATGAAGTAAACTGCTCTAATACCACCAACTGATTCAGCACATTCTTCCAACCTACCTCTACTTATATCGCAATTCATTGTGTATTATTTTTTAATTATTAAAAAGGGCAGATAGATATTCTCTACCTACCCTATACTATTTTTGATTAACTAATCTTAAATTCCGTAAGTTACGATTTCTTCAACGATACCATACTGAACACCCGCTAAGAATCTCATAATTACACGAACATTCTTACTTCCATCTAAATCACTCATATCTAGTAATCTAACCTCATTCCAATCTGATGCGATAGAAGTTCCGAACCATAAGTTAGACTTTTCAGCAGCAACCATAGTAGAAGCTGGTAATCCGTTAGCAACAAAGATTCTTAATCCTGCGAACTGTAAACCTGCAAATGCTTGGTTTAAACCAGCGGTATTGATACCAGCAGCACCTTGTCCTTCAGCAGCAAATCCACCTAAAGCAATAGAGTAAGCCTTGTAAACATCTTGCGATACATATAAACACAACTCTGGAGAACCAAAGATAGCTTTAGGAATCGCTGCATATACTTTACCTATTTCAGCAATTACATTTGAAGCATCTACAGTAGTTCCAGCAATTTTTTGGTCTGCTGGTAAATCTCCATCAGCAGCTAACATAGTAGTAAACCCATCGTAAGAATCAGCACCATCAACACCAGTCCAAATAAGGTTCTCGTTAGACTGTGCTACTTTAGCAGCAACATATTGTACGATATAATCTTGGATAGTAGAAGGCATATTTCTGAAAGCAGAACTTCCCATTTGATATCCATTCCAATCATTAAACCAATCTGTCTTACATAATTCAAGGTTTACTTGAAATTCTTTTGGTTCGATAAGTCTTTCTGTAGAAGTGATAGTTGAAGTATCTGTAAAGTCGCAAGTTGCACCTTTTAATAATCCATCAGTTTCTAATCGTCTTACAACTTCTTTACCTACGATATTAGGTTTAAAAGTAATTGCATCTTGGGAAAGAGTGTTTCCCGCTAATAAAGCAGCAGAGATAATCTGATTCTTATGTTCTCCTGCGTAACTAGTTGTTATACTTGTAGTAGTAGCCATTTTCTATTTTATTATTTATTATTTATTGTTTAACATTGCGTAGATTCTTTCTTGTGGTGTCATATTAACCACAGACTTAGAAAAGTTTACTTGTTTCTTTTCTACTTCGTTTTCTGGAGAATGTACAATTTCACTTACTTCTTCTAATTCCACTTTTACTTCTTCTACTTTAGCTAGTTCTTGTGGAACTTCTTTTACTTGCTTCTTGTTTTCTTCAAGTAATGCTTGAATCATTAAGAATAATTCGTTTTTAACTTCTGATAATTGTTGTTCAGTAACATAGTTAGGTTGTTCCATTTCTTTCTTTGGTTCTTCCTTAACTTCCTTTACTTCATCAACAACTTCTTCTGCTAAATTAATTTCTTCTACAACCTCTTTTGGTGTAGCCAAACCTAATAGTTCTTTTATACTATTAAGTGTTTCATTAGATTTACTCATTGTTAAAGATTTTAATATATTAATGTAACTATTTAAAAAATATTCGTTTTAATTTGAAGGCTTTTTACCTCCTATATCCCCTATACCTTGCTTCCATATCGGATGGGATTTGCACTTATTTTTCTTACACTTTTTGATTGTATAAGTATTTAAGCACTTGCAATATTCTGCTCTCTTTGCCATTATGTAGTTTATTTAAAAGGGGCTTTTACACCCCTTTGTTATTTAACTTAATCCATTAATACTAACATTCACAATATCGCTAGATATCATATTGTTAAGTTGCATTTTGACAATGTTTTGTTCGTTAGGCCTAACTTGGTTTCTAATACCATTACCAAATGAATCATTAGTTCCATCACCCATCAAGTAAATCATATTTGAAATATAACCGTGAACATAATCATTAGGTGTATAAGTACCTGTATTAACACCAACATAGCTTCTAACTAATTGACCATCTCTGTAGTCATCTTCCCAACCTTTAGGGTCTGTAATCATCTTCTTAATTTCAGCATCGCTAGGCATAGGAATTTGAGTGTTAGCATACTCTGTTATTCTTAGAGCAGTTACAACCATACTAGCTACTTTACCATAAAAGTATTTTTGACCATTAGCTCCACCAATATAGAAAGCACCTCCTGTAGATTCAGATGTTGCAATACCCGTAGAAATCCAATTAGATGCAGTAGATAAGTTTGAACCTACACTACTAAAGCTATCAGCACTACTCATTATTCTAATATCAAAAGAAGCAGCTAAATTAACAGCAGCAGCTTGTGCAGGACTTGCATATTCATTAGTTCCTCCAGCCAATCTTGCACCATTAGAAGCAATATAAACACCATACCAAGTAGATGGAGATATATTCGTGGCTATTAAACATTCATTAACACCTACACCAGTTTTACCCCAACCAAAGTATAATTTACCAATAGAATTAAGTCTTAGATAAATGTGATTACCATTACCACCACTACCATTTCCTTGTTGCCAAATGTGTTGGTTTATATTATTTCCATCTGCTTTAAACACTACAGAAGTAGCCCAAGGTCTAGCAGCTACACTACGTGCCATCATTCCTGCTTGGTC